TTTTGATCCCCCAGAACCAAATCCTAAGACATTGTAACCAAACATAGTCTTGCCTCTAGTGGATTGTTTATTTTTTTGTCCTTTACCTACGACAGTTAAAGGATTGTCGATTTTTCTCATACCTATGCTCCTTATGCGTCGTTAGCCGCGTCAGTAGTAAAGAATAATTTGATACCTAAAACTCTTGCTTCTCCAGTAAAAGTATCTCCACCAGCTGCTGCGTCTCTATATAATTGAAAATAAGTTTGTTCGCCTGCTGCAGGAGAACCCGCAACTGTCATAGCACTACTTTCAGCTGAAATTTGTTGGTCTTCGACTGTTCCTATACCTGCATCTGTAATATCTTGATTTGTTCCGTATACAACATCAATAGTATCACCATCGGCACATGCTACTGCTTGTAAACCAAATATACAGTTACCTGTGTTAGTTGTACTTGGAGACCAATAAACTTGATAAGTTAAAGTTCCTTCGTTCCATGATTTAGGCATGG